CGCTGCACGTCCGTTCTCCTCGCCCACATCGAGCGCGAGACTTCTCCCCTCACCGGCCTCTCCACTCTCACCACCGCGACCATCGGCCAGAAACTAGCTCCCAAACTCGCCCGCAAGCCAGACGAGATCATCGTCGCCGAGTGTATTGATGGCAAGTACATTTGGAACACTGAGGAGGCGGGTCGCGGCCTAAAACATCGCCGTCTCCCGCTCTCCTCCTCTCTCGCCCCCGACTTCGCCCAACTCTTCAGATAAGGAGCACTCCTCTCGTGAACACTTCTCGCCACGCCATCGTCGAGTCAATCGACCACGCAGAAGCCACTGCCGCGAACGCCGAGTTCGAGGCCGAGCTTCCCGCGTTCTGCAAACTGATGGGCGTGTCGCCCGCCGTCCTCAAAGCCCTCCCCATCCCCACTCTCCAACTCCTCATCACCATGCGCGTGTTCAAGATGCTCTCAGCGAAAATCCGAGAGCTTGACGCACGCACCGCTCCTCCCTCCATCGACACGCACACTCAGGAGCCTATCCAATGAGCACTCTTCTCTCCTCCGACCCCTGCACCAACATCATCCTCGACTTCATCGCTGGCGGTGTCCCCGATAACCAGTCCGGCGAGTCCGCTGGCAACTACAACGCCACTATCGGCGACATCGACGGACGCACTTACGGCGACCTCTCCGTCCGCTCTCTCGCCGACATCTACTCCTGCATGGACGACATGCTCGCCCGTGGCCTTCCCTCCACCGCGACGGGCCGTTACCAAATCATCCGACGCACGATGCAGTCGCTTCAAGCGCACTTCGTCCTCCCCGATTCCGCTCTCCTCACCCCCGCCCTTCAAGACACGTTCGCCGTCCGTCTCCTCGTTGGTCGCGGCTACCCTGCGTGGTGGCGTCGTCATCTCACCGACATCGAGTTCGCCCATGGTATCTCGTGCGAGTGGGCATCGCTTCCCGACCCCGACCGTTCTGATCCAGACGCTGACCTGGCCGCAGGGCATACAAGTCACTACGACGGCGTTGGCGCTAACCACGCTGGCACCACCGTCGGCCACGTTCTCAACATGCTCACGCGAGCGCGCGACGCCATGCTCGTGAAGCCATGACCACCGCCTTCACCGACTCAGAACTGAACTGGATAAAATCAGTTCGGCTCGCAGACATACGCGTAGTCGATGGCCACCTCACCATCCACTTCCACGCTTCAGACGAGTACGTCGCAAAGCAACTACACGACATACTTGACGAACTCCGTCTGCCACCGAGCACAACCCTGTGCAACCCCGACTGAAAGGAATACCACTCGTGCAGTCCTCATCTCTCTTCGACGTCAACTCCTTCCTCGAAACCACCCACAAAGGCCAACTCGACACCACATTCGTCCTCCCCGACGTCGGCGACTACCTCGCGCAGTGCCAACCTCTCACGAAAGACTCCCTCCGCTCTGGCACTATCGGCTCCGACAAAACCCGTGCCGGTGAGCCGTGGGCCGCGCTCGAACTCCAATGGGAACTCACCGACGACACCGTCCGCGCGAAGATGAACATGCCGAAAGTGCTCGTCCGGCAGAGTCTCATGCTCGACCTCACCGCCTCCACTCCTCCCCAACTCGATTGGGGCACCAACCGCAACATGCGGCTCAAGCGTCTGCTCGACGTGACCGGCCTCAACAAACAGAAGAACTTCTCCATCGGCGCACTCGCCTTCGCCACCGCGCTCGTCCACGTCGAGCACCGCCCCGACGCCAACGACTCCGAGATCATCTACGCCGAAGTCACGCGCGTCACGTCGCCCGACAAGGCGCGTCTCCGCGAGGCCGCACAGTGAGCGCCGAGCGCGAACGCCCCTCGATGACGACGCTCGACGGTCCTGAGCCCGTCCGTCCACCAGACGGCTACGGCAACCACACACGCGAGGGGGGCACTACGCCCCCCGACGCGGGCCGCACCATCCTCACCAACCTACGCTGTCCTGTCTGCACCGCCAGCTTCATCGCGTACAAAGATCAACTCCAAGAGATAGGCAACGGCCGCACGGTTGTTGTCTCTCCCTGCTGCACCGCTGTCGTCGATTGGAGCAACGTCGTCGCCACTCCGCTCCCCCTCCACCCCCTCTACATGACCGTCGCACTCTGGAACGGCTACCTCAAAGGTATCACCACGTCGCGCGGCCCCACACTCTTCCTCTTCGAGCGCGACATACGCGCCTTGCTCGACCTACACGAGTACGCCCAATCATGGACGAACGCCAATGTCCCACTACCGTAACCCCGCCGACGCCCGCCTCTACATCCGCGACTACATGCGCCGACGCCGAGGCACTGCGCCGTCAAATCACCGATCAACAGAGCCGTCCCGAGTGTCGCAACCCTCTTCGGGTCAACGTCTGGCAACAGTCGGCGGGAGTTCTCGTCTTAATCTGTCGGTGACTTCATGGGACGTTGTTGCGCTCCTCCGTCTGTCGTGGGGGCGGCACGCATGACTCGTTGGATCGAAGACGGCGACCCCGCCTCTCCCATCTGGCTCGTAGGTGAGGCGCCGGGCGAACGTGAAGTCGAGTCGGGCCACCCGTTCAGTGGCCCGTCCGGCTTCCTCCTCAACGAGATGCTACGCGAGGCCGGACTTGATCGCTCCCAGTGCTTCGCTACAAATGTGTGCCACGTCCGCCCCCCCTCTTACCTCAAGAATGGAAAGCTGATCCACAATGACATCTCGCAATGGTTCTACTCTCCGACTACGGGGCGTAAAGCTGGTGCGGTATCCGTTGGTGGCCGCTACGTCGCGCCACCTATCGCGGAGGGCATCGCGCACCTGCATGAGCTACTACAATCACATGCACCAGTTCTCATCCTGCTTCTTGGTAACACCCCACTATGGGCAGTGGCCGGAGAAACTGGCATCACGAAGTGGCGTGGCTCGACCTTAGACACTCCTCACGGCAAAGCCATCCCCACCTTCCACCCCGCCGACGTGCTCCGCGCCTGGACTCACCGCCCAATCGTAGTGCAAGACCTACGACGCGCCGAGCGTGAGTCCCACTTCCGCGAAGTCCGTCGCCCTGCATGGGAGTTTGTCGTTGAACCGTCGATCTAAGAGATTAACGCCTGGTTCGCTGCCTACGCACATAACAGTGAAACTCCGCTGGTATGCGACACGGAGGGGTGGGGACGTGTTGACTGCATCGGATTTGCTGCCGACAGCACACATGCGATCTGTATTCCGTTCACTCATCCTACTCGACCGGAAGCGCCGTCCTACTGGTCCGCTGAGGACGAGTTTGTCGTCACTCAAACATGCCGCACCGTCCTCTCCTCTCGCCCCATCACGTTCCACAACGCCATCTGGGACTGCCAAGTGATCGCCCGCTGTTGGGCACTCCTCCCCCGTCTCCACTCCGACACACAGGTCGCTCAGCATGTCGCATTTCCGGGGCTTCTTGGCGGAAAGATTGATCCTGTTACTGGCAAGGTGGATAAGAAGGGCAGTTCTCTTTCACTCTCGTTCATCGCTTCCATGTACTGTGATTACTATCGTTTCTGGAAAGATGACGGACGCAATTTCGATCCGAATGTTGGCGACGCAGCCACGTATTGGCGATACAACTGTGAAGATTGTGTTCGCACGGCTGAGTGCGCCGAAGTCCTCTCCGACGTGATCGACCACGCCGGTCTGCGCGACCAGTTCGAGTTCGAGATGTTGTTGTTCGCCCCCGTCCTCTCGATGATGTTTCGCGGTCTCCGTTACGATATGAAAGCGTGTCGCGCCGCACAGAAGTTCTTTGGCAAGATCGTCCGCAAGCAAGGAGTTATTACCGAGTGGACTCCTGGTGCGATCACCGAAGTACAAGAGTGGCTTAACGTGGCAACAGGCTGCGGCGACTTCAACCCCGACTCCACGCCCCAAATGCGTGCGCTCTTCCACGACGACCTCTGCCTCCCTCCAATCAAGAACCGGAAGACGGGCGCTGTCAGTCTCGACGACACTGCACTCTCAACGCACGCTCGTCGCACTCCTCTCATCGCCCCTCTCGTCACCCAAATCCAAAACTACCGCACTCTCGATACGCTCCGCGGCTCACTCGACGCTCGCCCGTCGGAGGACGGTCGGATGCGACACGCCTTCAACATCGCGTTCGTCGAGACATTTCGCTTCTCCTCCAACGAAACCGCGTTCGGCGAAGGCGGCAACCTCCAGAACATCAAACGCCCTGACGGAGGCTAGATCACATGACCGGCACCCGACTGAACGACTGCACCCCCACGCCTAACGAACAGGCGAAGTACGTGATCTCCGACGCCGAACGTGAGGCGCAGATACGACGCAATCATTCTCTGGCTGAGTTCAAGAACGGTTGGGGAGAGAACAAAACCGGTCACAAGGACGGCTTTGTTTACGACCACTGGAAGGAGAAGGACGACCTACTCCATCTCCTCGACAAGGCCCGCGCCGAGGCCACCGTTGCGAGGGAGCAACTACGGAAGACCTGCGCCAAAATTCTGGGGGCTGACACTGACTGGCCTCAGCATGACAACGTATCTTTCGCGATAGCTGTTGCATTGCACCTCCGTGTTACAGCTATCCGTGAGGCCCGCTCGGAGATCGCCCGGCTGATCGAGGAGGCGGCGCAGCTATGCGATAGTCTTTGGGTTGGGACCAAGGGCAAGTCCGTAATTGCTCCTAAAATCCGCGCCCTCGCCGCCGACACACAGGAGTAACCCCATCCCATGTCTCTCGACCCCACTAACTATCTCCGCGTCATCTCCGACGCGTTCACTCCCGTCCGCGATCAGTCCGGCCGACTTCTCGGCTGTATTCCGCGTGTCGCCGACGACGCTGTGTTCGCCGGACCCTTCCCCCTTATGATCGCCGCTCAAGCGTGCGCCGTTGTCGCACTCGACCAGCCCGGCTGTCCACCGATCACGGCCCTTCCCGGCTTCGTCGCGTTCGACGACCGTGACGCCGACCTTGCCACGCCTGTCGGCGAAGACGACATCGCACAAGGAGTGTAACATGGACGAGCTACTAATTGATGCTCAAATGCTGCGCGAATGGCTTTATCGTCGTATGAAAGACACAAGCAGTTACTACAACAATCCTAATTTGCGTTATATAGAAGCTATAGCACACATGGAAACTGCTGACGCGTTACGTTTAATTACATTCATGCTTATATCCGCAGGAGAAATGCTTCCTCCATTCCCACGGAGTTAAACAATGCTCCTCTTCATCGACACGGAGACTTCTGGCCTCCCCGACTTCACACTCCCGCTCACTCACCCCTCCCAACCCCGCGTCGTCCAACTCGCGGCGTGGCTTGGGGAGTGGGACGAAGAGGCTGGCGGGGACGTTACTCCACCTCTCCATCACCACGCCTCCCTCAACGCCATCATCCGTCCCGCTCCTGGCGCTACTATCCACCCTCACGCCGAAGCCGTCCACGGCATCTCGCTCGAACGCGCCCGCGCACTCGGCGAAGACCTCGGCGACGTTCTGCGCCGTCTCTACGAACTAGTCACGCTCGCCTCTGCCGACCCACTCGCTCCTCTCGTCGCTCACAACCTCCCCTTCGACAACAACATGCTTCTGATCGAGTCCGCACACGCCGGGTTCGATCCGACACCGCTCTCCTACCTCCGCCCCTTCTGCACGATGCGCGCACTCACCGACCGAATGAAGCTACCGGGACGTTATCCTGGCAAGTACAAATGGCCCAACCTCGCCGAAGCTCATCGCTTCTGTCTCGGCCACGACTTCGACGACGCGCACTCCGCGATGGGCGACGTGCTCGCGTGTCGCGACATCTACGTCCACGGACGGACGGAGGGCTGGTGGCCGTGACAGCGCAACGAGCGGGGTGGTGCGGGAGGGGGGTGACAAGCCAGCGCGCGCCTAAGCTTTCGAGCGAGCCCGGCGAAGCCGGGGGAGCGGCCCCCGAAGGGGGCGAAAGCGCGCGCA